ATCATCATGCAGCGGCTGCACGAGAACGACGTGTCCGGCCATATCCTGCGCAGCGACCTGGGCTACGAGCATCTTTGCCTGCCGATGGAGTTCGAGCCGGACCGCCGCTGCGTGACGTCCATAGGCTTCGCTGATCCTCGGACGCGGGAAGGGGAACTGCTCTTCCCGGCCCGGTTCCCCCGGCATGTGGTGGAGCGCGACAAGAAGGTCATGGGCGACTTTGCTGTCGCCGGGCAGTTCCAACAGCGACCGGCGCCGAGGCAGGGTGCCGTCTTCCACCCGGACAAGATCGAGATTGTCGATGTTCCCCCTCCCTGCACTCTGGCGGTCCGCTCCTGGGACTTGGGCGCCACCGAGGGCGCGGGCGACCCATCGGCGTCCGTCAAGCTCGGCATCACAGACGACCTGCGGCTGGTGCTCCTGCATGCCACTGAGGATCGGCTCGGTCCGGCGCGGCTGGAGGCTTTCATAAAGCAGACAGCGGCCACTGATGGGCAGGATGTCGTCATCACTTTCCCACAAGACCCGGGGCAAGCAGGCGTCGCGCAGAAGATCGGCTACCTCGACATGCTGCGGGGATATGCGGTCCGGCCACGCGCGCCGCAAGGAAGCAAGCTGTCCCGTGCCATGCCAGCGGCGGCGCAAGTCAACGCAGGCAACATGATGATGGTCGCCGGGCCGTGGAACCGCATGGTCCTCGATCAGCTTCGCAGCTTCCCGAACGCACAGCACGACGACATCGTGGACGCGCTGTCGGATGCCTATTCGGAACTGCTTGAGCTATCGTCTGGCGGCCTCTGGAATATCCCGTCGCTGACGGCAGCCCGGCTGGACGAGGAAAGCTATCCTCCCCTGTCGCGGGTGGTGGTGGGGGTCTGTCCGCCACAAACGCCAACCGGCCTCATGGCGGGGATTGTCCTAGCCGGAATAGACAAGGCCGGAATCTGCTATGTGATCGCTGATGGTTCCGACAGCGGCGGACCGGACAATTGGTGGAGGGCAGCGGCGTCCATGGCGTCCAGTGCAGGTGCCGAGATCGTGGCGGACCGTGGGCACGATGGAGCGGAAGCCATCCGCGCCATCAGGCGCGTCTATCCGGCGGCGGGCGGCAGGCTTCTGAACGCGCCCAATGGCGGAGACGACTACGCGCAAGCAGTTGCGTCCCTCTTTGCGTCCGGCAAGGTCTTTACCGCCCCAGGTCTCGGCGCTGCGGAGGCCGAACTCTTGGCCTACCGGCGCGACGACAGGAAAACGCTCGATCTGGTGCGCGCGCGGGCGCTCATCTTTGCCGTGGCCTCCCTGACAATCGCGCGGCAGGATGTTGGTGCAAGCCGCATGCAGTGGTAACAGGCATGACAGGAGGCGGCCATGGACATCGTGCAAAGCGGCAATCCGATTGAGGCGACGGCGCTGGAGTATCAGCGCAGGAAGCCGGACTGGGACCGGACGCGGGCGCTCCTGCGTGGCACATCGGCCATGCGCTCGGCTGGCCAAGCCTATCTCCCCAAGTTCCGGCAGGAGACTGAAAGCGACTACCATACGAGACTGAACGCAACCGTGCTCCATGCAGGGTTTGCCTCGATTGTCCGGACCATGTCCTCCCTGCCCTTCGGGGAGAAGGTCATCTATCACGAGGACATACCGGAGGTCATCCGGGGCCGCATGGACACAAGCAAGGTCGGTCGCGGCGGCTGGATAGAGGATATCGATCTGGCGGGCACCCACTGCAGCATCTTCATGGCCCGGACATTCCGTCTCGGAATCGCTCATGGCTCTGCGCACATCCTCGTGGACAAGCCACCGACAGAGGCCCGCAATCTTGCAGAGTCCCGGCGCGAACGGCCCAAGTGGCTGCGCATCCCGCCTTGGTCTCTTCTGGACGCCAGAAGGGAGATGGTGGGCGGGCAACTGCGCTACACCTACGTCAAACTCGACGAGTCAATTGGCGAAGGCAATCGTATCGTCCGGCGCATCCGCGAGATCGAGCCGGGCGAGTGGCGACTGTTCGAAGCAGAGCCGGGCAGGCCGTGGGATATGGTCGCCAGCGGCGCCTATGACATGCCCTACGTCACCATGGCCAGCTTCATCCCGGTCGCGGACGACGACGAGGACTACACCTCGCATTTCACCGGTCCGTCGCCGCTGGAGAATGTCGCGCATCTCAATGTCACCCACTGGCAATCGAGCAGCGATCAGAGGAACGCACTGACTTTCGGGAGGTTCGCCATTCTGGCGCTTACCGGCGTTAGCGAAGCGTCGCAGTTCCTTATCGGCCCGCGAACAGTCCTGACCCTTCCAGAGGGCGCCACGGCATCCCTGATTGAGCCGACAGGCGCGGGGATTGCAAATGGCGAGCGCGACTTGAAGGCGCTGGAAGAGGCAATGGAGGCGGAGGGCATCCGGCTTCTCATTCGCCGTCCCGGCAATGTCACTGCCACCGCCGTCGCAGCCGACGAGACCAAGGATCAGAGCGATCTGGAGGCGATGACCCGGATGTTCGAGGATGTGGCGGAACAGGCACTGGCCTTCACCGCCGAATGGGCGGAGCTTCCCGATGGAGGTTCCATATCGCTCAACCGCGACTTCGGCATTGCCAGCAATGCGGCAGCGGCGGCAAGCACCATCCTGAGGCTCAGGGAGTTGGGCGACCTGTCGCCAGAAGATGCCCTGCAGGAACTCAAACTGCTTGGCCTCCTGAGCGACAAGCTGAATGTAGGGGCGGTGGTGGTTCGGGCGCGACAGGCGGCCATGATGGACTTGGCTCCACTGCGCAGCGGCTCCAGCGGCGCAGGTGACGAGAACGACGACGCCGTGACGGATGAAGGCGGCGGCAGTGCCGACAGCGAATGAGCAACTCCGCTCGCTTGCCATCCGCCGTGCGGTCCTTCTTGAACGGCTGAGGGTAGGGGAGGTCCGGCGCGTCATTGCGCTCTACGCGGAGCTTGAAGGCGATCTGGTGGCGCAACTGGCCAAGCGTGATCCCATGGAGGTCAATGGCCGCTACAGGACGGCGCGGCTGACCGTTCTGCTTTCCGAGGTATCCGATACGCTGGTGGAGTTCGGGAAGTCCCGCAATCTGGAAACGATGGCGACTCTTCAACTCTTCTCGACTGAGGAGCTTCTGGCGGCGCAGGCGGAGGTCACGGCTGCAACCGGAGGTGCGGTCCTCACGAGCGTGCCATCCCCAGGAAAAGTCCTTGCCGTTGTCCGCTCCCGTCCCTTTCAGGGGCGGTTTCTCAGGGACTGGTTCAGGGAGCTAGATAGCAGCACCAAGAGCCGGGTCACTTCCGCCATCCGGATGGGGGTGCTGCAGGGGGAGACAATCGGCCAGATTACACGGCGGGTTCGTCTTGCCACGCGGCAGAGTGCCAGATCTGCTGCGATGGTGGTGCGGACTGCCATAACACACGTCAGCGCGGTGGCGCGGGGGCAGGTCTTTGCGGAGAACCGCGACTTGCTGAAAGGTGTCCAGTGGGTGTCCACGCTGGATGATAGGACAAGCGATATCTGCATCGATCTGGACGGCAAGGTGTTCCCGGTCGACTCCGGGCCGAGGCCGCCAGCCCATCCAAACTGCCGGAGTTCGGTGGCTCCGGTTCTCAAAAGCTGGCGCGAGCTTGGGGTTCCGGCGGACTCGCCCCCGGAGGTCCGGGCAAGCATGAACGGGCAGGTGCCCGGCACGATGACCTACCGCGAGTGGCTGAAGAGCCAGCCGACTGAGGTTCAGGATGAGGTCTTGGGCCGCCGCCGTGCACAGGCGTTCCGTGCTGGCGAGGCGGGTGACGTGGACTTGGTGGACCAGTCCAGTCGCGCCATGAGCGTATCCGACTTGGGCACCCGGAGGTCCGGGTAAGAGGCTGGCGGCCACTGGGACTGCCACCAACTATGGGTGGTGATCGCTTGCCTTGCATCCCCTTGGTTCAGGTTTTGTCCCTTGGCGCCAGTTCATCCTCTTGCTACAAGCGCGGCGAGCACTGGGAAGGTGCGCAAGATGAGAGGGATTCTCTTATGCCTTTGCCTGCAATCGTGACTGCCTTGGACCAAGTGCCGGAGGCGGTGCGCTCTGAATATCGGCCCGGACGGACTGACGAGGGCCTGTCCGGCAAGTGGGTTCTGGATGTGGCGCCGTCGCCCGATGGATGGTCGCTGGAGAACGTGACTGGTCTCAAGGCGGCGCTGAACGCCGAGCGCAAGCAGCGGGAAAGTGCGGAGGCTTCCGCACGGGTGTTGGAAAGGCTCAGGTCGTCCGGCATCGATCCCGATAAGGTTCCCGACTCGCTTGCCCGGCTTGCCGAACTGGAAAAGCTGGATCCGGCAAAGGAAGCCGACAAGCTCGCAGAGGCGAAGGCTACAGCCCGTATCGAAAAGGTCGTTCGCGAGAGCCAGTCAGCCATTGCCGAACGCGACCTGAAGCTGGCGAAGCTGTCCAGCGCCCTGCAAAATGCCATCCGGAAGAGCGCGATTGATGCAGCGCTTGCGGGCGCGAATGTGCTGAACGCGGAGGCGGTCCGTCTCAAGGTGCAATCTGCCATCCGGGTCAGGGAGACGGACGCGGATGACGAGCCGTTCGCCGTGGAGGTAGTCGATGCCAAGGGTGATCCCGTCTATGATCGGACAGGCCAGCCCATGACTGTCTCCGGGTTCGTCGAGTCGCTCAAGGCCGACCCGGTCTGGTCCAGCGCTTTTGCGGCGGAGTCCAAGAGCGGGGCGGGCGTCACTCTTGGCGGCACTGGCAGTCGGTCCATGCGGCGCGCCGACTTCGACCGGCTTGAGCCGTTTGAGCGCGTTGCGGCCATGAAGAACGGCGTTGTCCTGACTGACTGACTCTTGCGGGAATATCCTGCTTGATGTAAATCGCCGGTCGCCACTGGCCGGGGAGCGCCAGCGGGCGGGCGGGAGGCCCTTGGTCAATCATCCTGGAGCCTCGCAATGGCAAACACTCTCACCGGCCTTATCCCGACGATTTACACTTCCCTGTCCGCGCTCAGTCGGGAGATCGTCGGCTTCATTCCTGCCGCCACTCTTGACGGACAGACTGCCGCCGCCGCTATCGGGCAGACGGTCAGGTCTCCTGTCGGCAATGTCGGCACGCCCCGCAATATTCAGCCCGGAAATGTCAGTCCGGATGCAGGTGACACGACTGCAGAGTTCGTTGAGACGACGATGCAGAAGGCGCGCGCAATCGACATCCGCTGGAATGGCGAGGAGCAGCGGGCCACCGGTCCGTTCGGCATCTATAACACCGTCCTGTCGCAACAGTTCCTGCAAGCGATGCGGATTCTGGTGAATGAGGTGGAGGCCGACCTGTTTACGGCGGTCAAGAATGCGTCCTCTCGTGCGGTCGGCACTGCAGGCACCACGCCCTTCGGCGTCGCTGGTGATCTCATGGACTTCGCCAATGCGGCGCAGGTTCTCGATACCAACGGGTGCCCGATTGGGGATCGGCAGTTCGTGGCGTCCAGTGCGGCCATGGCGAATCTTCGCGGCAAGCAGACCATTCTGAACCGGGTCAACGAGGCCGGTTCCTCGGATATGCTGCGTTCCGGCTTCACGGATCGCGTGCAGGGGTTCGCGATTCGCTATGGCGTGATGTCCACGACCCACATCAAGGGGACTGGCACCGGCTATCTGGTGAACAATGCGTCCGGCTATGGTCCGGGGGCGCGGAATATCGCTGTTGATACCGGCACTGGCACCATCCTTCCGGGCGATGTGGTGACGTTCGCCGCCGATCCCGCGAACAAGTATGTGGTTGGCTCCGGCCTGTCTGGCGGTTCGTTCACGCTCAACAAGAAGGGCCTGCTTGTGTCCGTCCCGGACAACAACCCGGTCACTGTCGGCAACAACTACCTGCCGTCCTTCGGCTTCAATCGTGGTGCGGTCCTTCTTGCGACCCGTCCGCCTGCGGTGCCCGAGGGTGGAGATTCCGCCGCCGACTCGACCATTGTGGTTGATCCCTTCTCCGGCATCCCCTTCGACGTCCGGCTGTATCGCGAATATCGGCAGACGCGGATTGAGGTCGCTCTGGCGTGGGGCGTCAACGTCCTGAACAGCGAACACATCGTCACGCTGCTCGGCTAGCGGCTGTGGGGGGCCGGGCTGGAAGTGCCCGGTCCTCCCACTTCTGGAGAGGTGGAGAATGTCCGACGAGACGGTCCGCATGTGGAGGGAGTTTCCGAATGTGCCGGGTGGCCCGTTGACGGCGGATGTTCATCCCGCAGAGGTCGCTCACATGCAGGATCATGGATGGCGGCTGGTGGAATCCGGCTCTGACGCGCCGCCCCTGGGGGAGGTGCCGGAGCCGCCTGCATTGGAGGAAATGAGCCTTGCGCAGCTACGGCGGATCGCGAAGGAGCGCGGCATTCCCTACACTCC